AACCGTAAAACCTAAGGTAACCTTTGAAGGTAAAAAAATAGGTTACCGTGTGGTGTACAATGTAGGTGAGTATTCTTATCCGTATGAGGTAACGGTTAGAGGTGTCAATACTGAAACCGAAGCCGAGGCATTTTTTCAAAAGTATTTCCCTACAGGTGAGGTAGTGGAAATTGTAGAATGTATAGGTGCATAAAATGATGACAAAAGATTTTGGACTTGTAAGGCTGGTAACCCTGGCTGACCCATTTACCAATCCCTATGATTATCGGGTAGAGGTAAACCGTGCAGGTAATTGGGAATTATATCGTGGCTTCAATAGCCTGTCCGACGATTATGCGGCTATCAATGCCCGAGAGGCTTTGGGTCGTGCAATTGCCATGATGGCTGCCGAATCAGCCGCTAACCTGCCTGGTGTTCCCGCATAAAATGAAGTATGCACTAACATGGGTTATCAGGTTGACAATCCTGCTTCCGTTGCTATTATTGCAACACTTTTGGGAGTGGGCAGAATATCAATATGATAACGTGGAACAATGGCTAGAGGACTGGAATAACCCTTGACAATTGACACCATAGCCTTTACAATCTAGTCTTAAACTATTGATAGGAGATAACAGTATGGCAACCCGTTCCGCTATTGGCTATGTTACTGAATTCGGTACCGTCATGGCAGCCTATTGTCATTGGGATGGCTATTTGAGCCACAATGGTCAAATTTTGAATTCCCACTATACTGATGAAAATAAGATTGTAGAATTAATCCTTGGTGGTGAAATGTCCTCACTAGGTTCTGAAATTGGTGTGAAACACCCTTTCGACAAATACGACCTATCCGATGAGGAAAAAGCAAAATTTGAGAATATGACCACTTACTATGGCCGTGACCGTGGTGAAATTGATACGGACCACAAAGTATTCAAATCCATAGAGGAATTCGTGGAATACTATGATGGCATCGGCGTCGAATATTTTTACTTGTACAATGAAGGTAAATGGCTAGTTTCCCAATACGGCAAAGATTTTGAATCATTGACCGAAGCCCTTGAGCGAGAATTATCACAGGACGCAGTATAAAATGAAATTATCAGATATCAACCGAGAACACGTCCAGCGAGCCTATGCGGATCGTTGGATCACAAAGGCATCCGACTATGACCTAGTGGACCTAGCATGGGAAGCCTTGATGGAAAAACTTGACAAAATGACAAACAAAGAATTTGTTACTTTTATTGAAAGATATGATCCTGAGGCATTGTCACTTTTGCAACAAAAATAGTCCTTGACAATTGGCACGATATACCCCATAATAGCACTATCAACAATTGATATGGAGAATTGATTATGCCACGTGGCGTCCCAAAAGCAGGCTACCGCCGTACTAAAAACCAACTCAATGGTCCCGTTACTGTCACCAAGTTTAATACAGAACCTGCTCCTGCTGTGGAGTCCCGCTTTTCAATTAATGAGCGATTCGGCTTTGTATCTGATATGGTCACCATGCTGGCCATTGGCGATCAAGCTTCCGTCATTGTCACTGGTCCTGGCGGTCTTGGCAAGTCCTTTACTGTAACCCAAGCCTTACGCCAAGCAGGCCTGCAGGATGTTTCGCTGACCGAAGATTTTGAAGTTGGCGAGACCATCAGCAAAAGTGCCTACCGTGTGGTTCGTGGATACTCCACAGCAAAAGGTTTGTATCGTGCATTATACGAAAATCGTAATGGTGTCCTGGTCTTTGATGATACAGATTCCATCCTGCGTGATCCTGTATCATTGAATTTATTGAAGGCTGCGTTGGATTCTTATTCTCGCCGTATCATCACCTATCGTGCCGATATCCGTGATGATGATTTACCACAATCCTTTGAATTCAAAGGTCGTGTGGTTTTTATCAGTAACCTATCATCTAGCCAGATTGACCAAGCGATCCTCAGCCGTTCTATGGTCGTTGACCTATCAATGACCACGCAACAAAAAGTGGACCGTATGCGATACCTGATTGATGCACCAGAGTTTATGCCTGAGTTTTCCCGTGCTATGAAACTTGATGCCCTTAACCTTATTGATGATGTTAAGGACCGTGTTCGTGAATTGTCCCTCCGTTCACTTATACAATGCACAAAGATCCGTAAGAGTAATCCTAACGGTAACTGGAAACAATTGGCCGAGTTTGCACTATGCGGATGATTTTTTATTTCTTTTATAGCCGGAGACTCCTTTGTTCCAAGGAGTTCTTCCTTTCTTTGCATCGGACATTTTTTTCTTTGTTTCCTCGGAATGTTTATTTCCTAAATTTCTTGATGGTTTACCAATAAGAGAATTTGAAATTTTTTTCTTATGTTCTTCAGATAGTTTCTTACCTATAAGAGAATTTGAAATGTTTTGTTTTCTCTGTTCGGAAAAAGTTTTCCCTTTCAATGATTCCGATATTTTTTTATTTCTTTCCTCAGAATATAATTTTTTTCTTAAATTATTCAAATGATTGATAACCTTGGAATATTGTTCTGGAGTAAAAATGTAACCTTTGTGGGCGTCCTTATAATCTTGGTTCATTTCTTTTCCTTTATTCCAAGGAATAGAATGAGGCACTATGATGAAATTGTCATCGGAAGGCTTTTCTAAAGGATTATATTCAATGTCCATTATATCTGACATTGATTTATTAAAGGCATCCCATTGTTCCTGGGAAAGGTGATATATATTATGGCTGGGCATTATAGTTCCTTTCTATTGTCAAAATGTCTAGAGTCCGTGGGTATTACCAGTACCGTGACGGACATTCTTATTTATAATACCACATCAAAAAATTGCTTGACAATTCAATCCACCACATTTATAATGTACTTACATTGACCTAGGAGATTATTATGAAAACCGCTGATATTAAAAAAGGAATGCGTTTCCAACTCCGTAATGGATGGTATGGTACCATGATGGACAATAAAAAGGCTGTCACCCGCTTTGCAGAGGTTGAAGGCTTTTTTACTGAAATGGGTTCTATCTATTCTTTTGATATTGTCCGTGCCCAAACACCCGACGGTGCCTGGCATGCCGTATCATACACGGAAAAGGAAATGAAAGTGTATGAAATGAACCAAGCTATTTTTGGATAAAATTATGACTGAACATGAAATGGAACAATGGTGGGTAGGCATATTTACAATCGGTAAAGGCCTAACCTATTTGCTGGCTATGGCATCAATGATAAAATATCTTTGGAGTTGAATGATGAAAGCCATGGAATTAAAACAAAAGTTGGAATATGTAAAGGATGATGTTGAAATAATGGTGGCTATCAAATTACCATATACCACTGTTGGTGCTATACCTATGGTGCCAGTGAAACAAGCCTACAATGGGTTTGATTGGGAAAATGGTAAATTTATTCTTACACCAGAAGAAACCTTAACACCTGCTGACCGAGATTTTGCCACACAAATGAAAAAAATGCAGGATGACCTAGGATGGGCTAAACTTGAAAACCGTAATCTTAAAGCGGAAATCAAGAAATTAAAAACTCAATATGGAGTAACATAATGGATGATGTTATTGTGCCATTCCTTGTAGCAATCGGTTTTATTTTTGGTGGTCTAGCGGGTTACATGGTGGGTGATTATGATAGGAAAGTAGCCGTTACTGAATGCCAAAAAGAATTACCTAGGAATGTTAATTGTAAGATAATAGCCGTTCCTGTGGATAAAAACTGAAAGGAAATAAAATGAAATTGGTAATCAACCGTTGTTATGGCGGCTTCGGATTATCGCATAAAGCCATAATGCGTTATGCTGAATTGAAAGGCATTAAATTATTTTGGGAGGACGATGGCTTTATTACTTCCTATTACACCGTCCCAGTGCATGAATTCCGTATATTGGAAAAGGAAGCAAAAGAAACCCGAAGCTATTCAAAAATGAATGGAGTTTATTTTTCGGGTTATGACATGGAACGGAATGATCCACACCTAGTACAGGTTGTGGAGGAAATGGGAATCAAGGCCAATGGTCGTTTTGCTAATTTGACAATTGTGGATATTCCCGATGATGTCAATTATGAAATTGATGAATATGACGGAATTGAAACTGTCCACGAAGTCCATCGGACATGGTATTAATCCAACAATTATTTTTTTGATAATTTCCAGAGCCTCCGCATAGGAGGCTCTTTTTTTGGCTGATATCTCCATATGGACCACTACCAGAAAACCTCCTACAGCCCTTCCTAGCCTCCCGTCGGACCGCATAGCCACTAGGTCCTGAGCGATCCAGCAGCCATGTTGTCAAAAATACAACAAAAATAGCCCTTGACAATTCGGCACGGATGCCCCATAATGTATCCATATTGATTGATAGGAGATTTTATGCACAAAAGTTTAATAACAGTCCAACGCCGCCGTGATGAGGCCAAAGCAACCCTGGAAGGTTTCACGGCTGTCAATGTTCAAAAATATAACACCGTGGGTGGCTATTCTTACACCTCTGGCTACCTACATTCAATTTTAGTAAGTGTCCTTTCGCAAAGTGTAAGCGAGGAAGTTTTCAAACAAGTAATGGATCAAATCCGCCAACAAACCGTTGACAATTTTGTAAAGGGTTAATATATGAATAACGAAATTAATTCTTATCTTAATTATATCTTTGAGGACTATAAACGGTGGCAAGGCCGTTCTGCGGATGATGATGTTTCCCGTGGTGTCCGTGAACGGATGATTGAGGAATTTGCAAATAAATTAACCTTCAAGGAAGGTAGCAAATATATCAAGGTTATTCAAGGTACCTCTGTCCATTCTTTTATTGTAAAAGAGGATGGTAAAAAGTTTAAGAAAGGTGATATCCTCAAGGCTGCCAGTTGGAATGCACCTGCTACCAACTTTGCCCGAGGTAACATTTTGACATTCAATTATGGTACCGTGCGTTGGCCGGGGGCTTGATGTTGTATTTTTACAACATTGAGGTAAACTTGTTGACAATTCACCAGGTAACCATTATAATTAATGGTGTTGGTAACAATGAGGTAAACAATGGGTAAAATGAAAGACCAAATGATATCAATTATGGAATTGATTGACGATGGGTATACACCTAGGCAAGTTTCAACCTTTCTAGGTGTGACCATTGATGAGGTAATAAAAACGATGGAAACGATGGGATACTTGTATCCCGATGAATTTGATTATGAGCGAGGTGAATATGAATCGTAATGCAATTGCCTTTGTTGAAGCGGCCACTGAGGTATATGGTCCTGGTGCTATTCTTACACGGGATGCTATTGACCGTGTGGTAACAGAAAAGGATGCACCGTTCCCATACTGGTTTGTTTCTCGTCCTACTTACCGTGCAGGTCGTGGCCAGTATAAACTTCCTGTCCTTCAAGGTAGCAAAGTTGAGGTAAAGGTTCCTGTTACTGTTGAGGTAAAAGAAACCGAGACCGTTGAGATGGCGGCTCAGGTACTGGCTTTCAAACAACCCAAATTGATTGATGAATCAGAACCTTCTATTCCTAGTCTATATCCCGATTATGTTCCTTTTGGTTTCTACAAGGACCTGAATCAAATCATTGGCTCAAAACAATTCTATCCTATCTTCGTTACTGGTCTATCAGGTAACGGTAAGACCTTGATGGTTGAACAAGTGTGTGCCGCATTGAAACGTGAATGTATCCGTGTCAATATTTCTATTGAGACCGATGAATCTGATCTGCTTGGTGGTCCTACACTTGTTGATGGTAATGTGGTTAACCGTGACGGTCCTGTTATTGTTGCAATGAAACGTGGTGCCATTCTGTTGATTGATGAAGTTGACCGTGGTTCTAATAAACTAATGTGCCTACAAGGTATCTTAGAAGGCAAACCATACTACAACAAAAAGAATGGTGAGATGGTTTATCCTGCATCTGGCTTCAATGTGATTGCTACTGCAAACACTAAAGGTCGTGGTTCAGATGAAGGTAAGTATCTGTCACAAATCCTCGATGATGCGTTCCTTGAGCGTTTCCCTATTACTGTCGAACAAGAATATCCTGATGTTAAGACAGAAAAGAAAATTCTTACACCTCTTATCGAGGATAAAGAATTTGTCGAACTGCTTACACAGTGGGCAGATGTTATTCGCAAATCGTTTGATGAGAATGCCGTAGATGAAATTATTTCTACTCGCCGTCTTGTTCACATTGCCAAAGCATATAAGATTTTTGGTGACCGCATGAAA